TTTTTGTTTTATTCAAAGCAAAACCAGTATTATGTTGTAAATCATACATATGGTCAATTGCTTGTATTTTTTCATTAATTCCTTTAGCATCATATAATTGTTTCCAACCTTCACATATCTTTACCCAAGATTTATCACCATAATCTTCGTCCCATTTCATATTATCAAATAATTGTTGAGCAATATCTACAAATTCATAAGGTCGGTAACCAACTTGGATGATTGATTTACCAGCTTTATCTCTAATATTACTACTACCTTTTGCCGGTACAATATTTTCAGCTAAAATATTGTCATGCCAATTTTCAAATTTATTATAATCTAAACCATTATCATCAAAAAATTGTTTTATATCAGTTTCGTTATTTATCGTATATACATGTCTTAGCTCAGAAGCAATTGAAGTAAGACCAGCAGATAATAATAAAGATTGTTGATTATCAGTAATCTTTATTATTGCATCCTCTAATATAACTTCCAAATCTTGTTTATTATCTTCCATGCCTGGTAATATTTCATTTAGATCGTATTGGTAGAATAATGATAATAGATAGAAATCAAATAGTTGTTTTTGCGGGGAGTTGGGTACGTTGTAAATATATGAGATTGATTCATTTAGTAGAAATTCATTAAATGATTTTAGTTTATAACTTGGAATATTTATAAAGTCTCTAAATTTACGCATAATTTATATATTATTATTTGCACAAATTTTCATCTATAACTTGTGGGTCTTCATCAATAATTCTAGAAGCCGGAAATCTAACTATATCCATTCCATATTGTTTTTTAATATATTGATCCCTTTCTTTATCATAATCCTCTCTTCCTTTATGCCAATACTCGCCATCAACTTCTATCCCTAATCCATTCACCACAAAATCAACAAAATATGGAGCCATACGTTTATTAAACTCAAACTCTATTTTTTCACTTGTCAAATAATCACAAACTATCTTTTCAGGACCTGACATTTTTGTTTTCGATAAAATTCTTGTCGGATGCATCTCAGGATTCTTTCTAAATCTTTCTTTCATCATTTCACTATATTCTTTTCTCTTCTCTAGAGTCCAATAAGTTTCCTGTAACCGAGCTTGAGACGCTTTTAACTTTTTCTTGGTTTCTTCAGAATGTTTAGTTCCGATATGAGCTTGCCGAATTTTTTCTTTAATTTCTTGATTCAAAGAAGGAGTTCCAACTCCATATTTTTCTTCTATAGACTTTTTCCAATTTTCTCGATGTTCTTTAGACTTTTTCTTTCCTTTAGACGCTTCACTTAGTCTTCTTCTGTGTTCTTCGCTAAAAACTATTTTTCCTCTTTTTTTGTTAGCTTCTTTAACAGCCTTACTTATTTTTTTACGAGTTTCTTCGGAATGTTTTTTGCCATAAAAAGGATTTTCTTCACCAACACATTTTCCTTTTCTACTTTCGCTTATTTTTTTTAATGTTTCTTCAGAATGTTTCTTTCCGTAAAAAGAATTATTTTTTCCTTTTGTAGATTTTCTAGTTTTCTTTTTGATTTCTTTTTTCTTAGTTACTTTTTTCTTAATTACTTTGTTTTTAGATAATTCTGCCGTTCTCTTTCTAATATTTTCTCTTATTTTTATCTTGGTTTCCTCAGAATGTTTTCGTCCATAAAAACCATTGTTTTCACCTTTAGATAATTTGCTGATCTTATCTTTAGTTTCTTCGGAATGTTTTTTCCCGTAAAATCCATTATTTTCACCTCGAGCAGACTCACTCATTTTTTGTTTAGTTTCTTCAGAATGTTTTCTAGTCATAATATATCTCCTAAACTAATATAGAGATATATATTCTGTTTTAGACTAATTCCTTAGATTTATTTTATTTTTTATGTAGAATATTGATTCTTATGAAGTTACAGAATGACATGGAATGAGTCGGAAACACGCGCCCTCTCCTCCATCGTCTTCGGTGGATCCTGCCCAATCTACATTTACGTTTACATTTACATCTACGGTGGGAGCCGTAACAGTAAGTTCCGGGATAGTAATAGATATCTCAGTTGGAAATCCAGTAATAACTACGGTTTCTGGCCAGGTAGGAAGAGTAGGACATGAAGGTGTTAGACACGGTTCTATCTCTGGACATTCAAGTACGCAATCTACATCACACGTAAAAGAAGGTAGACTCCAGGAGTCTATTACAGGTAAATCTAAAATAGGAATGTCATCCAAAAGAGGATCAAATTGGCATGGTTCACATGGAACATTATTTTCAGTTATACATGCACAGCAATCTATTTTTAGAACAGTTAGAGACGCACCAATTTCTTCAGTAGAACCATATGTAAAAACGGGATTAAAATCCTCTTCTATTGGCGTTGTTCCTTGTTTTGGAACAAATTGAAAACTTTCATAATCACCGATGATGTTGATATGAAACTGAACTGTTTTAGTTGTACCAGTAGTATTCAATATTTCATACCAAAAAACACCATATGGACATTCTTCATCATCTATTTCATCGACCAGTTCGCTAAGATCGCGTAGTTTATAATCAATAGAGTTATGATCAATAGAAGCGTCTATTCCTATTAGATTTTCAGCTCCCAAAATAGCACTCATCAAGGCGTTATGATGTTCTGCCATTACATATCCTCGTACCCACTCTCCTTTAGAGTGAAAACGCGGAGAAGATAAATTGATACCTCTAGTAAGATCTGTAAATGCTATGACTCTTTTATATTTATTTTTTAGTTCTTCTGAAATATTTGGATCATCGAAAAATCTATACTGAGGGTCTACTGGATTTGGAGCACTTGGATCTTCTTCTGTAAGAACACCGGCATAATGAATAAGTTCACCTTCTACATTTATTATACCACTACCTTTATACCATATTTCCGGTTCTTCCCATTTTCTTGGAACAACATGGATTTTATCATCGCTCATTGAGAAATCTAATCTCAATGGAGATTCACTCGCGTTGAATACATGATACAATTCATTATTAGTATCAAGATCATCTGGAAATTTAGGAAGTGAAAAAATACCTGACATAATAATTTCCTTAAAGTACTATTGCGTCCCACTGGGTAACAATTGAAAAGTCACCATCTAGCTCTGGCCTAGTTCCAAGTCTACTATAAGTCAAATTAGTAGAATCAAACTTACCAAAAGCATTCCGACTATAATTATAACTAAAATACAAATTCGTATTAGAAGAGTTTATTGTTCTGGCTTCTGATCCTGATACCAATATTGCATTGTCATTAGTGCTCTCTCCGCCACCTTGTCTGAATATCGTGTCGTATTCTTTTATAGCCCCCACCGTTGTTGTTGTCCAAGTATTCGTTTCTGTTGTATATCTAAAAATATCTCCCGCGTTTGAAACTATATAAACTCCATCTGATAATCCATTCATACCTAGTTCTGTTTTAGAGAAAGGAACATTAGAATTAATAGTATGAAACAAATTCAATGATGGATCGAACTTGAACATGTCCTCTAAAATATCGTTTTCTGAATTCCTCAGCATGTATCCCATTCCTGCATAATTCGCGGTTTTCCATTTTACGAGTTTTCTTGTTGGTTCTCCTGGGATATATGAAGGATTTATAATAAAGTCTTGGGCATTTTCAAAAGATTTAGAGAGAGACATACCAACGCCATCAGATGGTAATACCAACTCTTGTGTAAGAGTTATATAACTATCACTATCGATATCATAATATGCAATCTGTTGATTCAAAACTGCAAAATTCTGAAGATCAGTAGTTCCACCTAAAATATAAATTCTAGAAGAATTAAACACAGGCATATGAAGCGTAAACCAATTGTGCATTCTAATCTCAGTGTTTTTATTCATAAAAGAATTTGTCATAGAATTATATTGAGCACTATTTACACTTCTTTCATCTGGCGCCCATAAAAGAAACGCAGTGTCGGTGAGCGGAATAGCATGCATCCCTTTACTATCTCTGAATGATAAATCATAATAGCTTTCGTCATTTTGTATAAAATCATAAGAATACGATAAATTAAAATTTGTGCCATTAGATTTCCAAATATCTGTTCCAGGAGAATATTCATTCAGTGTAAATTTTCCTGAAGCTTTTGATACATATCCAATCCAAACTGAATTTTTTTCAACTACATCAACAGCATTATCTAAAAAAGAACCGATCCATGATCCGTCAACAGAAATAACCTTTAATCCTATGTCGTAAATTCCTCCAACCTCGAAAGTCAATCTCAAAGATGGAGCACTTGGTATTTCATCAGATAGTTTATTTGGAATATCCCACAAATATTTTAATATTCTAAGTTGGTTTTCATTATCTAGAAATGAATTTAGAGTAATTTGATCTCTCTCAGAGAGGCATCTTACTAAACTATTTCCACTAACATCAGTAAACGGCCCAGATACATTTAGCATTAATGATTTAGGAGCTTTTTCGATAACGTTAACAATGTTACGAAGAACAAGCTCGTCTTCGCCAAATTCGTTTTTAACAAATAATCTAATGTAATGGGACCCTTGGTTTACAAACCTATGGTGAATTCTCTTGTCCCATGTTTTCTTTCTTTCTTCATACTCAGATAATTGTCCGTTTCGAAATTTAGTAATATTAAATACATATTCTTGATTATCAACATCCAATGAAACTTTTATTCTGGCTTCAATTCCAGATCCTTCAGCTGAACCTTCACTTCCAATCTCAAATTCCCACTCTACATATCGATCTAAATTCTGAGTAAAACCAGGTTGAATTCTAGAAGTCCTATCAACGATTGTTAAATAATCACCCGATATACAAATAATAGAACTTTGATAACTAGAATCAAAACTATTAGAATCTGAAAGAATAGATTTTATTTCTATCCATGCTTTTGGAGTTCTAATGTTATTAGTATAAAAATTGGCAAACCATTCTAAAGTTGACGAATCTAATGTAAACCTGCTTCCAAGATAATTTTCTAAATTCATGATACTATCTTTGCTGTAGTTGTGATTTTCTGCAACCACATTCTGAATAGCTATAGAATTCTCAGGCAAATACTGAAGATTTTGTCCGTCCATGAGTGTTACTCTAGACAAAGTTATATCATCTGTTTTTGAACTATAATGAAATCTTACCGCTCTGTTTATGGCATGATCCCAATGGCCATCTAAGTATATCGTTACATACCCTGAATTTGGCCAACTACTAACATCTTGTAAAGAAATAACTCCCGCACCGTTTTCCCAATCATATGTTTCTGGATCGTTTTGATCATAAGGAATAATTACAGAGGTAGTGCGAGAATACAAACTGTCCTTAACAGTTTTTAATTCGTCTTCTGTATCGTATCTTTCTGGGTATATAGATTTTACTGGCAAAGTCATATCAATACCTATTTGATAACTATAGAATTATCTAAATTGTTTATCGCATCTTTCAAGTGTTTAGAAGAATCTATAAATCTTTTTGACAATAACCTGCTGTCATTAATAGATGCTCCTACTATCAACTCATCTATATCAGCTACGCTTCTTAGACCAACGAAAACAGGTTGTTTGAATGAATATAATCGCAAAGTATCATTTTGATCTAATGCCTGTAATTGCGGCCAATATACTCCTGGTTCAGTGTAAGTATGAGTTATAATATGGTCATATGCATGAGTATTAACATCCACTATATTTCCATCTCCAAAATTCCATTTTCTAGCTATTACGGCTCCTAATGTTTGATCAATAAACTCAACTTCCAACGGAATTTCGTTTGAATAAAGCGGGATTCCATTTTCATTAATAGATAGTTTTGCTTTTGTAACAGGATCTCTTGCATAAGCAACAATATTCCAAACAGTTAAATCATCATAAACTTCTACATAATCTTTCTTGCTCAATGATGAATTTTTGCCATCATTTGTGCGTACGTTTAATGTAATAGTATATATTCCGGGTTTTTCATATACGTGAGTGGGATGTTTTGCTGAAGAAATTTCTGAATTGTTTATATCACCAAAATCCCAACTGGAATTCCCTTCTATATAAGGTTCTCCTAATGATCTGCTTCTGAAGTTGACTGTTAAAGGAGCTGCACCTTTCGTAGGAAGAGCGATAAATCTTGCCGTGGGAGTAAACCATTTTATATCTAAAAATTTCGCTCTACTTGTAAGAGTTCCATTAATGTCTGGAGAGTCTGACATAAGACCTGTTTTTTGTTCACACCTAATAATTGCATCTCTAACACCGTTATGATGTAATGAAGAAATGCATCCAAGAACAACACTTCCAGAATTATGAGACATGATTTTAGAGTTATTAAAACCACGAATCAAATCTGTAAACATATTAATTGCTTTGGTTTTATAATAAATAGACTCATCATTTATATGAAGAATTCCTTGATTAGGAAATAAACCATTATCATTAACGAAAATAGATTCAGAATTAACAGAAATTTTTCCAGTAAGAACAGAAATTGCATTGTTTTCGGTATCATACAAGCTAATGTTATCATCTAATTCATTTGGAAAATACGAGAGATCACCAACTGTGTAATTAGTTTGGTCTATCTGTAAGACTTCTCTGTGAGTCATGTGATAATTCCCCTGATTTCTTGCTTTCTTTTAGCGATTGAACCAAAAGTTGCTTTGTTCGACACGAATTTGGTAATGACAAAATATTTTGGATTAAGTTAACAGGCAATGGATATCCTGAAATTTTATAGGTCGCAACTTCTTGACCGAATTTTGCGTCCCAATATTCTATTTCTAATTCATCTCTATGATTTAAATCAATATCCTCCTTAATTTCTCTATACAAATCACTTATTATATATGTTTCTCTCTTTATATCTTCTAACAAAATTTCATATTCAGATACCTGTTTAATTTCATCTGAAGACAATTCTTCTTTAAGTCGTATCTTATCATATCTTTCTTTAATGATCTTATAATTTTTAGTTCTCGACCTTAACTCTAACACACACTGTTTATATTTACCATATATCGTGGGTTGTGCGCCTATGATAAAGTTTCTAATTTGAAATTCAGAGTGTCCATGTGGTTCATTCCGTATTTCATTACTAATTTTTTGAACCAATTCATCAAACTCGGGCATAAAAAAATCTCCTTTCTTATTCTTTATTTAATCTAGCGTAAATAAACAAAAAAGGACGACATAATGAGTGAATATTTAAAAGGATTAAGATGTTATAACGGATACCCCATAGAATTTATGGGAAACTTTGATATTCATGTTCCTTATGACAAAAATAAGCTACATGAATATCTTAGAACTAAAAGCGTTCAAATACTTGATCCTAAGAAAATACAATTTGAAGGGATATCAGAGATTCAAAACAGAGAAGAATTATATAAGGACGGCAACTGGGATGAAATTCGTCGTCAAATGAAAATAATCGTGCGAAAAGATTTACGATGTGTTGATATCTCTGATTTTACAATATTTTATCTGCCAAGAAATGTTCAGACAACCGGCGGGATACATGAAATTATCGAATCTGATCGACAGAAAAAACCTACTCTTATATTGTGCCCTGAAGGAAGACAATATGTTCCGGCATGGTTGTTTGGGATAATTCCATGGGAATGGATGTTTGAATCCTTAGAATCACTCATAGACGCCCTAGAATATGTTGATAAAAATGGTGGGGAAAATGGAAGATGGCAATTTATTGTCCGCAATATACTGAAAGAAGAACATGCCTTCTAAGGTTTATGAAACATAATAGTAAAAAATGACCATATAGGAGAATTTTCTTTAAATACTATTCTATTACTTTTTCTTACTATATTCTCATGTTCTGGTTTAATCAGCGACTGATCCGAGATTAATATCTCATTCCCTCTTGCAAGGGAAAAGTCGCTGATTATTATTTGATCTGAAGAATAATTATCTTTCTTCACAAATAATTTATCTAACACGGAAGAGGTAAAGAATTCAAATTCCATAGTCCTACTTTCACTCAGAGAAATAGACGGAACTAATAAAAATCCTTCATATGATGATTGCTTTGCTCCAAAAATTTGAATAGTACTAAAAGTCTCTGATAAATTAATAAATTTCAACTTCCATTGACCTGGAAGAATAAGGGAAGGTTCAATAGATATTGTTTTAGAAACAGCATAAACTGGGTATATATTTACTTTCTCGGGAGAAAACGAGGTTTCAATAAAAAACTTTCTTTTGTTTTGAAGAAGATAGTTATCCACTCTTCCTACTTCTCTATTATCTGCAGATAAAGCTTCCCAGTAAAAGCCAGAAAATCTTTTATCAAAATCTATTTTTATATCAAATCCATATCGAAAAAGGTGTGTTTTATAATTTAGATTCATGTTTATTCCTTATTTATTTCAATAAAGATGGGTTATATTCTTTTATAAACTTCAAAGAAAAATCTAATAAATCTTCAACCCTACAGCCAGCTGGATGAATTTTTGTCCTGTATAATCTCTTACCATAAACTCACCACTCCTTAGCTTTTCACTATATAATATACAAGAATTTTAGCATTAAATTTGTGAGTTATTTTTATTTTTAATTTCACTGTAATATAAATCCATAACCTGGCTTGTAGTATCGTCTGTATATAATTTGTTTTTCTTTATAAAATCTGGACCTCTTGATGCAATCTCTAATCTTTTATCTTCATGGTCTAGGTAGTATCTAATTTTTTCTATTAAGTCATCTCCTCCGGTCGAAAACACGACCGGACAGTTATCTCCATCAAAGAATCTTCTATTCGCTACGACATCATCGGTAATAACAAAAGCTCCACAAGCAAGAGACCAAATGGGCCTGTCATTCACCATCTGCATTTTTTGTTGCGTGGCTGCGTTGAAATTAATCCATATCTTTGTATTCTTAGCTAAAATATTGAAGTCCTGCATTGGCAATATTTTTTTATAATGAGGCTCAAAAGACTCGTCGTAATATTCTTCTTTGAAATATAAATCAGTTGATAATGCTTGTTTTTGTACTTCAGCTTTCCATAATCTGTTTCCATATATTGCAAAATCAAATTCTTTTCTACAGCAAGGTTTTATAAATTTATCTATTAATTCCTTACCTTTATAATGAATTTGGTACCCGCCAATATACACCGTATCTCCAAGATAAAGTTTAGATTTATACGGATATGGATAATGATATTGAGAGGATGCATTTAATTGTTTCATCATACATTTCACATCTTTCGATTTAAAATAATCATATCCAATATACGAGTTAGTCCAAATCCAATCATAATTCAATCTAAGTATAGTGTCCATTGTAGCTTTTCCAGAATCCATATTAAAATGCCAAAATATAGTTAAATTATCTGTACGTTTTCTTTTATGTTCTATACTTCTCCAGCATGAATTAGAAAATATTATATCATATTCATCTATGTTCATAAGATCATAATTATATGTATCAAATATATGGCACAATTGAACATCGTCTCTTTTTTCAAATGAACTTTTCAACCAGTGAATAACCTGATGTTCACCACCAATTCCATATCTATCTTCATATGAAGACACTCCACACATTGATAAAACAGCTATTTTGAGACCATTTTCTTTTTTAGGTATAAAATTATCATCGCGAAGTATTTTTATATCACATGTTTTAGGATTGACTACCATCAAACTATATTGCTTGTCTGATAAAATACTATTACCTAATTTCAATAAATTATTCGATGGACAACATTGGTATAATAATGCTGTTTTTATGAATAATGAATCTCCTACAAGAAAAGAATCATAATTCATATGTGAAATTATAATATCAGCTACATTTTGTAAATCAAAATTTAATTCTTTAAAACAAATAATAGTATAATGACTTTCTAGTTTTCTTATAATTTCTTCTATGTTATCATTTGATATTATGATACTCTCGATATTGCTATATTGAGTTTTTACTTCTTCTAATGAAATCACAGAAAACCGTAAAGATTGAACATTTATCTTATTCGTTCCTGTAGAATTAGTTTCTTGTTTATTGCTTTTTTTAGATAATGATTCTATAATTTCTTCATAATTTTTAGTAACAAACTTTTTTCTTTGACTTTCTGTTTCAAAAATTATGTTTGGCGAACAATTTATTTGTTTAATCTCGTTTTCTTTAGACAAATCATTCCAATTTATATTAGAATGATTTGTAGAAAGTTTATTTCTATAATTAACGGCATAAAATCCATACGGCACAAAATAATCCATGTCATCATCGGCGCACGTTTTATCGCCACTAATTCCAAATATTTTTTTCTGATAATCAGAACAATCAATAACTGAGAACTTTATAATATCATAATATTCATTCTCTTGAAACATCTCATATATGTTTCTACAAAAACTTTCAGGATAAATCATGTTAGAGTATGTGGGAATTATTATACCTTTAAAACCAATATCTGAATATGAAATTCTATATTCAAGAGGGTCGCAATCTATAATAACTATTTCATAGTCTTGTTCGGAAAAATTATTGTTAATGATTCTTGTCGCATGTATTCTATTATTCTTGGAAACATAAAACCGATATCTGATTTGATCAAAATTTGTTTTACTAATAGATCTAATACAATTACTTAGTAAATTTATATTATTAACAATAACAGCAAAAAGAAAAATGTTAGATTTTCGATCATTAATAATTATTTCTTTATTTTTAGTGACATAATCAACAATTGATTTAGCTAATTTTGCGTAAGATATTTTTTCAATACGCTTGTTAGCAAACTCTAAAGCTTTCTTTTGTTTCTCAAAAATCACATCGGGATTAGATAGATAATAATCTATCTTGTCTTTCAAATCTTCTCCTCCACAACTATACTCTACGCAATCTCCGAATTCTTCTCTTTGATTGCCATCGTCGTCGGTAATAATAAAACATCCGTTACTGAGTAAATCAAACATTCTATTATTAATCATTTGTAGATTTATCTGACTAGGAGAATTGAAATTTATAAATATTTTCGAGTAATCTGATATATTAGAACATCTCTCTATTGGGAAAACACCTTTATAATAATGTTCATAAGCTTCGCAAAAATTTTCTGCTTGAAAAATTCCTTTGTTATAGAGTTTTTTTTGTTCCCGAAGCAACCATTTTTCTCCACCATAAATTTCAAAATCATAATTTAAACATGGAATCAAATAATTATTGATTTTATCAAACGACTTATATTCTGGATTATAATTTCCTAAATAGATAATATCTGTTTTTTTATTATCTGGATGAACAAGTAGTTCTTTTCTAAAGTAATAATCAAATGATGGAAAAGGAAGAAAAACAGAATTATATCCTTGCGCAGCAAGTTGTGATTTAACAAATTTTGAGTTTACGAAAAAAATGTCATAGTTATTATTCTTAATTTCATCAATTGTTTGTCCAATATTTTCATTAAATAGCCATGTTGCCCATATAGAATTTCTTTTTTGAATAATTTTTACAGGATGATTTAAAGAGAAAATTAAATCATAATTGTATTCTTCTGTATAATCATAATTATCTCTATTGCAAATAGAAGCACTACAACCAAGACTTGTAAACTCGTATAGCAATGTCTGAGCAACCTGATCTTCTCCGCCAATAAATGTTTTGTGACTTGGAAATGATATTATTAATATTCTCATCTATACAATATAGATGAGAATATTAATTTTTATTCGTGAGGTTATTCTGGAATTGAATCTAGTGAACTAACACAACTCTGAAGAGTCGTATCTTCCTGGTTCAACGTTCGTACTTACATTAGATAATCTAAAATTATCTAATGTAGAGATATTAAACTCCACAGGCGTGAATTCCCTACGTTCCGTAAGTATTTGAAACATTAGATGTTATCAGAACATTTTAATTTTGAAAGTTGTCCCATCCAACATTAATATATATGATATTATTTTGAATTTTTACATTTAATTCATACATAGCTCTGAAGAACTATATCTTTCTTATCAAATTTTTATAATGTTAGAAGAATTGCGTTAATCTGATCTAGTCGTACTTGAAGTTTTGCTTTTCTCTTTACGGACCCAGTTATTTTAAAATTTATTTTTGCTATTACATGGAGAATTTTTATTTTCTCTTCCTGTAATTGTATTTTTGGTATTTTTTCATAATTGTTTGCCATTATTATTCTCCTTACACTAGAGACTAGAAATATTTATACTAGATCCACCAGACCTAACAAATACATTGCCTGAATCTACCCAAAAATCTCCATTTCTAGGAGCCACAGGCGCGGCTCCGCCTCCAACGATTCTTATTTGAGTTCCATCAGGTCCAACCTGTAGCGACTGAGCAACACTGTTAGTAGCTGAAGTACCATGACAAAATAGAATTGCACCGTATGCATTCGCTGTCAATACAGTACCAACAGGAGCAAATCCATGTACAAATGATCCTTGTGCAACAGCTACTATAGCTCCAGTTCCAGATGCAAATCCATGTACAAACGAACCTGCACCGGTAGAATCTAGGTTTCCTGTATCAGAATATCCTTGAACAAATGAACCCTTTCCGCTTGCTTGAATACGACCAGAAAGAGAACATCCTTGAGCAAAAGAACCAGAATCAGAAGCAGTCATATGAAGAATTCCATCGGCCATATATCCTTGAGCGAATGATCCAAGGCCGCTTGCGGAAATATCTGAAGAAGCTTTAGTATATCCATGTGCAAATGATCCTTTAGCCGATCCTGTAATTGTTCCTGCTGCAACCCATCCGGCAGCGAAAGATCCATTTGCTCCTGCTACTATTGTTCCATCATAGCATCTTCCCATTGCAATCGATCCGACACCTGTTGCTGTAATATTACCAGTATTTGCATACCCGTGGGCAAATGATCCATTTCCAACAGAATAAATATCTCCAGTTGTTTTAGTATATCCTTGGGCAAAACAACCCTGGTTAGACGCACTAATTGTTCCTCCGGCAGTATATCCCTGAGCAAAGGAACCAGAATTAGAATATAAACTTCCAGTTGTTACGTGCCCTTGTACGAATGATCCTTTTCCTTTTGAATATAAACTTCCAGTAGTTCCATATCCTTGCGCGAATGCTCCGGCCAATGCCGCCGAAATAGATCCATTAGCTATAGACCCTTGAACCATGGTTCCGGGACCAACTGATTTAATATATCCAGTTCCAGTGATTATTCCTTGTGAAAATGCTCCGGTACCAGATGTCATATAACTATTTGTTCCGATAGTTTGTCCTTGCGCAAACGAACCACCGCCGGTAGCGGTCATTGAGGACAACGAAGAATTTGTTCTTCCCTGTATAAAAGAACCAGACGCCGACGCAATCATGTCTCCAGACGCTCTGCCTTGTACAAAAGAACCAGATCCACTAGCGGTCATAATTCCTACAGTATTTGTTGACGCCCCCTGAACAAATGAACCAAAAGCACTTGCAGTTAAAGGACCTAAAGCTCTGCCTTGTGCAAAAGAACCAGATCCACTAGCGGTCATAATTCCCGCGGTGTTTGTCGCTGCCCCTTGAATGAATGAACCTATACCACTTGCCGTTGGACTCGCTATAAAATTTCCCTGTATCATTCCTCCGTACGCGGATGTTGTTGCTGTTACTCCATCAGATATGTACCCTTGGATAAATGTTCCGCTTGAACTTGAAAATATGCTTCCTGTACCGCATCTGCCTTGAAGAAATGTCCCTGATTGTACTGCATTTATTTCTCCGCTCGAAGTAAACCCTTGAGCAAATGATCCGAATCCCTGAGTATATATTTTTCCAGCACCAGTAACACTTCCTTGCACAAAACTACCACTTCCAAACGCAATGCCAATATCTCCAGAAAGTGTGTATCCTTGAGCAAAATTACCAGTTGTCCCACCTAAATAGATAGATCCTGTCAAAGTATGTCCCTGGACAAAAGAACCTTTAGATATAGCGCTTATTTCTCCGCTTGTTCCGGCGTTTCCCTGAGCAAATGTTCCAAGATTTTTTGCTGTAATAAACCCTGAATAACCTACTTTTCCTTGAGCAAAAGCACCATGTGTATAAGCATATATTGATCCTCCAGAAGCATTTCCTTGAGCAATAGAACCTTCGCCTTGGGAGTTTATACTTCCAGCGCCACTAGTATATCCTTGAGCCATAGAACCAATACCATTAGCATAAATAGTCGCTGTTCCACGGGTTGCTCCTTGACAAAGAGATCCAGAACTAGAAGAAGTTATTGATCCTCCAGCAGCATTGCCTTGTATAAATGTTCCAGCTGCAGAAGTAGTCATTACTGCGTTTGCTGCATTACCTTGAACAAATGATCCATATCCACCGGCTGTCATAGTATTAGCTGCGTTGCCTTGAACAAATGATCCATGTCCAGAGGCCGTTGCATTAGCAGCACTTGCTCCTTGCGCAAAAGAGCCTAACCCTGAAGACACAATGTTTCCGGCAATTGTATATCCTTGAGCAAAACTTCCGTTTCCGGAAGCTTGTATTTTTTGATTAGATGTAATATACCCTTGAGCGAAATTACCTTTTCCAGAAGAATAAATTTGACCTGCCTTTGCTACTCCTTGTGCAAGCGATCCAGGTCCACTAGTTGTATGAATAGATCCGGTTGTTACATTTCCTTGGGTCATTCCTCCTAGGCCAGATCTAATTGTACCAGAAGTTACTTTTCCAATAGCGAAAGATCCATCGGCATCAGCTATAATCGTTCCGCCAGTAGTAGTAATAACTCCGCCGGCAAAAGATCCTCTGTCTTGTCCGGATGCTCCACAGGTAATTGTTCCACCAGTAGCAGCTTTTCCAAATATAAGACCGCCATCTTCCCAGAGAGCAAAAGTCCCGCCACCGTATATCAAATAACCTTTATTTGTTTTAAAAAATGCCATATAATTACTCCATTAAACTCCCATTTGACCCACGCTAGCTCCACCGATAAAAAATTCATATCTACTATTTCCAGAGTCATAGGTTACATATGTATTCGTTCCTCCGTCAAAATAGAATCTTCTATTTGAATATATAGCCAAATCATCAGTGGTTATTGTTGGTTTGATTATTCCAACCGATCTAGTAAAATAACTTGACCCAGAAGCAACAAGATTTATAGTAGATCCAGAAATCACCGCGGTAACACTCGCATCACTTGATGAAAATGTTAGATTTGTCTGCGTAGAATTTGGAATAACTTCACTTGCATCTGTTCCAACTATTTTGTACCACATATTTTGGTTATCATAACCTATTGGGTGGTGGGCACTAAATGTCCAGTTTTCTAATTGATCGTGATCTATTTTGTTAGTATCTAAAATAAAGAATACAGTTTCCATACCGTTATCAACAGAACCTGTAACATCCGTATAAGGATTAGCTGAAACAATACGGAATAAATCTTGACTAGCATTATATCCAGCTGATGCTGAAAAATCGCCTGACAAGGCATAAAATCTCAAAGGTTGTAATTCTGATGTTGGCTGAACAACGCTTCCGTCAGACGCGGTGTAAATATCTCCCCACCATTTAGCTAATGTCGAATCACTTGCCGATGCTTCTAATGGGCTAACAATAATTGGGTTTTCAAAATCACAATAAACAATATCATCTTGTCCTGATGGAAGTTCAGATAAAGGAAGTGTATTTACAAAATAAAACTCTCCAATACTTGATAAACTTTGATCAATTAAATTATTAGGAACTCTATGCGTGTTAACATATACTCTTAGAGTTCCGGAAATATATGCGCTTGTAGAAATTTTATATCTATAAAGATTGCTTGGATCTGGTTTCGTTGGAATGACAGAATAAGTACTTGTTCTAAAATATTCTGTGGGAATTGATGCATCAATTTTAACTTGAATTTCATTATCAACATACAGCTGGCTCAAAGTAATCATTTGACCAGATACAAGTTTGATTGTTTCATTGATTTCCGAATTATTTTCAACCTTCATTTTGAAGCTTGATATATCTGTATCGATAATAGATTCAACAAATGATCTTTCTTGCAAAGTCATTTTAACAAATAAACTACTATCTTCTATTAAGTCAATCGTAAAAGGTTGAACTGCAGAACTTTTTAGATATACGCCTGTTGGATATGGACCCGATGTTCCTCCTCCAGGCAACGATGGACTAGAAGGAAAATTTAAAGTAAACTCACTTAATGTCTCAAATGAACCATTCCAAGAAGTTTGCAGATTTAAGACATCTGTAAATAATGGATTAACTTTATTTTTTATTTCGCTAAAATTAGTGTCAATTTCAGTTCCTGCTCCTACTTGCAGGTTGCCATTTTCATCTAATGATATTGATGGTAATACTAATGCCATGCCTCTCTCCTATTTATGAAAACACAATTGTCCAATTCAAAGTGATTTGTAAATTGCTAGTTTTAGATAGCGGAGGAAATGTAATCATTGAAAATAATTCTCCATTAGCTGTTTTCAGTGCAGCTTCATTAATATCTAGTCCATTTCCCGTTGCAGTATTCAAAGTTCCAGTAAAAACAGCCTGTGTAGGAGCTGAATTAGACCATGACCTTCCTACTAAAACATCTACTCCGGCACTAAGATAAAGAGATGTTAATCCACTACTAACTGTTTTTGGAGTTGATCCGTCCAATCCTCCAACTCCGAATTCCATACTGTAAACGTAAAAATCAAATGGATCGTTTATTTCTCCAGCTAAAGAACGAGCCATCAATGTTTTTCCAGATAACAAAACGGTATTTCTTCGATATCGTTCTATAACCTCGTTAGTCTCCAAATCAGTCACTACGATATCAACAAATCCTTTGCTGTTTATATTTTCTTGAATCATTCACTTCCCCTTTATGAATACAGATAGATCCTTTGAGCACTATCTGTATTTACATCATAGATTTCAAAATATATTTTTTCTTTTTGGTAAACATACTCAGGAACACTAGGGTCTCTTTCGAATCCTTTATAGTTATAATCTATTCTAATCCAATCTCCTGGCTGCGGTGCTTTGCCTGTAAAATTATCTCCAAACCATACAACTACGTCATGAAATGATTTTTGTTCTACCATAAATTCTTGTAGACCTATTTGAAGTGGTTTTTCTTCTGGATCTGTCCAAAAATCTACTTTCTTCCACAAATGATTATTTACATATACATTAAATGTACTAGGAAGAATATTAAAATTACTTCCTACAGATACCCCAATACTAAACTGTGATCCTTCGACACTGTCAATAGTCCTATATGTGCCAAATTGTCTTTGCAAATTATCAAGATCTGTTTCTTTAATAGATTCTCCAGTAGAACCAACTAAAACATAATCAATACCGCTATGGTTATAACTTTCGAAACTGATATTTTGAGTATATTGATGAACCGGATCGTTTCCAAAAACATTATAATCATATAATGTTCTTCTTATAATTCTATATTGTTCTCCGTCAGCAAATGCGCTCCCTGCTACCCCGTTTTGAACTAATGCAGAAAAACCAAGAGTATTAGTTGCTACAGATGTTACTATTGACCAACTATCATCAGTAATATTATAAATAATGTCTCCTTCTTCTACATGACTAGTTGTAAAATTAGTAACTGCATCTATTAGTATAGTAGCACTAGAACCAAAATCAGCTGTTCCTTCTAATATATCATAAAGACCAGAACTAACCATCGGTCTTACCGTTCCTGATTTATAACTTGTTAATTCATATATTCTAACTCTCAAATCTTGCCCAGTAACAACTTCGTCTATTGCAAGACCTCTAAGTTTTATCTTATTAACATCGCTTGAATATATTTCTTCAACGCCATAATATCTCCAAAATCCATTCAAATACAAACCAATTAGGAGATCGTTGATCCTATCTTCATTCTCTGTGGTATTGTGAATCAAATTATATAAATCAACAGAACCTGTCCCGGCAGCGGGAACATGAATGACGTTCGTAGAAGATGTAATATATCCAGTTGAACTTGAAAATCTTTTTTCAAATATAGATATTCGATTGCTTCCAGTTGGACCTGAAGAATAATTCTTGAATTTTACTTGGGTTCCAGATCCAGTAGAAGGAATTGTTTCGACTATTGGATAATAAGTACCATTATTAATACAGACATATGCGATCTCATTGTCTATATCCCACTCGGTCATAATATCATTTGACCCAGCATATGTAAAATTTCCATAAACTTCTTCTCTGCCCAGTGTTCCAGTAATAGATGACAATCCGTCAATAAGCACTCCATTTCTTGTTATAGAGAACGTAAGGTTAGAACCAAACGGGTCTCCATATTGATAATCATAAAGAACAATAGAATTAGACTGGGCATCTAAAATATTATATGTTCCAGCCTGAGCGCCAGATTCAATGATTACTCGATAAACATTAGTAGGATTTGACTTGGTAGAAATCAATTCTAATCCATTTTCTAAAAGTCCAACATTAGTTGAAATTACATATTTTCCAGATTTAGTAATAGTAACATTTATCGATGTATCTTCAGGCCATCCACTAGCATGCGTTTCAATACTTATAGGAAATTTTCTGCTATAAATACTATATGCCCATGGACCCTCATATGAATAAGGAAAAGTGGTTGGAATATTATCAACATTATCGCCCGTCTCTCCTCCTGGTGTAATACTAGTATCGTCAAGTAATTGTATCTCTTTATTTCCAATAACTCCAACGTTATATATATTTCCACTATGAATTGATCCGGCAGGTGACTCTATTACTACTCTCGAGCGCACAACATTATAAAATGTCGGAAGAACAATATTATCATTTCTCTTTCCAACTCCAAACTGATTAAAATTACCTTCGCTATCTCTTAGAACAACGCCTTCTTTCAAATCACTTAATTCTGTAGAAAATGTTCCTTCTGCAAAATTATAGCAATCAGATCTGTTATTAGTATTTCCTTGATATGGATTAAAAGTGCTAATAAGGAAAGTATCTTTATAACTTTGTTTGAGTTCAAAATTATAATCTAAATCATCGATATGGCAATAATCAGTAAAAGATCCTGTATAAGAGAACGTTTTCAACTGAGAATGGAAAGGCTTGAATTCATCAATCGCCTCTAGAATAGACTCTAAAGATTTATTTGATAATTTATTAGCTTCTACTGATATAGAGAACTGTGAACTCCAGCAACAAGAACACTTATCGAGAAAGTCTTCGTCAATATCGCACGGTTCATATGATGGTCTAGTAGAACCATCATATTCGTCCATATTATAGACATTTTCAGACCACGGGAGTTTAGTCCTGATATGACCAAAAATAACTGGTTTATCTAATGGATTTCTAGTTGCGCATAAATCACAAACTTCATATTTAGATAAACAATTGAATTCATCTATTTCGTCAGTTGGTGCAACGAAACATGTTGTGTCAGGAAGCAGTCTAATATTATAATTGACGGGAGGAATAACTCTACTATTTGCATATAAACTATCGTAAGGAGATCTACTGTCAGATAGTGGAAGTGAAAGTATGTAATCGTCTTTACATAATTCGTAATTATCAAAATTAGTAAGATAATCTTGGCTCGAAGAATTTATTTCATATGGATAATCCTTATATTGATATCTTATCTTCAACACGTCGTTGGCCTGAGGAGTAAATGTCCCTATTGTAGTTGTTGACAAGTTGTATCCTCTAATTTTACCATTCAAATTAGTAACTGATTTGATAATTTGTTCTTCGATTACAATAGACCCTCTTAGATCAACATAATTCTCAAGAGGATTATCAAGCTCGTCGCTTCCTTGGATTATACTAAATATAATTTGTTTTTCTATATTGATATTTTCATCTTCATTAATAAGAGCACTCGCGTCTTCTATGTATCTCAATCTGAATTTAATAACATCATACAAAGATTGTGTTTTCGTATCATCAATATCTATCTGATCAAACTCATATAGACCATGTTTTACATCTCCAGACTTTATATGAATTCGATATTTTACTAAATTGTTATCGAAATCACTATCATAAAAGATCGACCCTACATCTTCATATCTAACAAATACTTGATTTCTTGTAATATCATTCAAATTCCACTTTATAGTTTTGGAATAAATATTGTATTGTGATTTTCTCTCAGAAAAACTTAGGTCTATTAGACTTTGGAATTCATTGATAACTGTTCCGGTATCATCGTAAGATAAATTATACCAGGCTAATTGTTCTTGAGAATAATACTCTATCAAAAATCTAGAAAAATCTAAAGTACGTGACGCTCCTGTTAATTGAACTATTGGCTCGTAACCCAAATCATATGACTCCGCAGTGATAGTATTATTGTTCGTCAAAAAGAAATAATCAGTCCATAGATATGGGGATCTAACTTGCCAGTAAAACGTAACGTTTTTTACAGTTGTGGACATAAGCGCTAAAAGCTCTGTAAGTCCATCCATAGTTCCTTTTCTTTTAAGAAGTTTTGGAATATTATCTAACTGTTGTCTCCAGCTTACAATATCATTTCCTTTTAAATTATAAGAAAACAAATTTGATAGATATGGAAGAAGACTGACTTTTATTCTTTTAGGATCTATCAAATTTAGAAATTGATCGACTTTTAGTTGGAAATCATAAATACTTTCTCCAAATGCTCTTAATGTTTCATCTATTACATCATCAGCTTGATAATCTAAATAAAAAAATGGAAGATAAGTTTTTAGTAACTCATGGTAATTTTCTCTATTGAAATTTCTCGTATAAGTCTCCGGAAGATCGAAATCATTGTGGACTAAATAATTTTTACTAAAAATTTCATTATATAAGATAATAGTACCTTGTCGTCTGACATACCAATAAATTAGATATGTTCCTTCTCCATTAAATAGAGAGTCTTCTATCAGCCAGTCGTAATAATACCTATATAATATTTCGCCATCACTATTCGTGAAACTATCGATTTTAACTGGAGAATAATAAAAAGGTTGTATAACACCATTGTTTCCAGTAGCACTTAGAAGAGCGCCATTAACTGCGGTATTTCCGCTTGCGTCTTTAACTACCCACGACATAACAGAGTTTTGTTCATAACCACTTGGCTCATCAAATCCTATAATAAAGAATGAATAATCAATATTAGATTCAGTATTGTATATTCTTCCACATGGATAAGAATATGTAGTTCCACTTATCGTAACTTGGAGTGTGCAAGTATCAAAATTAGATATTGAACCAAAGTCATAATTTTTATTCAAATCTTCAAAGAAGAAACCATCTTTTTTCCATACTGGTTCCATAAATTCTTCATCGTTATTAAACAATATACTTCCATTTTCGAACGGAGCAGAAGTAACATTTAAATAATTTGAATCAACTATGTGAAAATCTACTATTTCCTCTGTAATAGAAGAAAATATACCAGAGATAATCAATTCTTTTCCTACTGGCTGATTGTCTGAATCATAAAATTCAATTGGTATGTCTCTAATCTCGTAATATCCTTCTATCGCAGAAGGAGATATTACATGAACAAAATATCCATCAGTAAAATTAATTCTAGCACTATTTGCATTGTTATAATTATGAAAATTAGTTGTCGAATCATTCGAATCTAAAACAACAGATGCAGATTGAGGGCCGAGTACGTTACGAACTGTCTGATTTATTTTATCTGGTTCTAAGTGGCTATTGTTTAATCTTTCGATTAAAATTTTATCTATTCTTCCTAGATGCTCTGGTTGGCCAGACGAGTTAACTAGATCGTCTATTTCCAGATATATTCTGGCAGTTTCTCCAATCTGTAAGTTTTCATAAGTTGTCTGAATAATCATAATTAATCAACCGTGTCGATACTAATATTAATATTACCTGGTCTAATAATCTTCCAAAAATCAACTACAACTGAATCCGGATCTGTAACTAAATTTTGACTATTATACGTAAGCTCTACACTTTTAGAAACTATATTTGGTATTTGATTCAAATACTGAATCAAATCGTGTTTTTTTAGAGGTTGTCCGATGAACCATTTTTCTAGACTAAAAAAATCATTAACTGTTTCCAATGTTTTGTCATGTATATCTTTTTTAAACTCAGAATAAAACTTGTTTACTGTCAAATTGATATTTATATTTTGAAAAACCTGAGAAGCGTCTTTTATACAAATGAAGTCGGTAAGCATTTTTTTAGAACCAAAAAATGTAGATAACTCTCTTTTAAGAGTATTATTAGCCGTAATAAGCGAGCTGCCTGAATCAAACTGTAATACGTAAATATCAATAATATTTCCAGAACATCCGCTATTCCTGAGAATTGCTTTAGCTTTTCCTATTCTTCCATGATAAAGAGTAGAAAAACTTTCTGCTAAGAAGGAATAATCCTCTCCGCTCACGGCTCTGTTTTGTGCTTTTACCCACAAGGGAAGTTTTGTTTTCAATTCGCTTATATCTTCTGCGTTTTCCCCGTTTTCGCCTTTAGTGTAATTAGTCAATGTTACGGGAACAGGTCCTGGAACTAAATCACTTGTAACATTAGCTATTTGATTCAAATATCCAATGTCAATATTTCCTCTCTCTCCTCCGCCATAACGATAACTAACTGCAATATCTGCTCCATTAGGAGGTATTTTTCCTTTACTATCATCTGCAAATAAAATTGAAACTCTATAATTTTCGTTATATTCTATTTTGTAATATGGACCATTATCTACATCGGTAAAAAAATCTACTTCTATCCATCGTTGATTATTGACAAGAACGACAGTGGATCCTTCTAATACATTATCATTTCCTACTTGGAAATACTGGAATCTACTACCATCAGAAGTAAAAGATGTAGTAGCAGAAGTTCCTTCTATTCCTATCACTGATAGATTTGTTGTTGATCCAGCTGGGATAATAATATCTTCTCCGAGCAAAGGATTCCATTCTTCATCAGCTGGATAAAGTTCGAAATTAAGCGGTTTTCCGTCTCTAGACGTCAAAGATACAAAATATCCTTGATTGATCTTTATATCAAAATCATATGGTCCGCCAAGTGTGGCTGAAATACGAGCGGTTGATGGTCTTGGTGATCTTGCTGGATAACCTACTAACTGTGCTATTCTGTGAGCGTTTTTTCTTTGAGAAACAGTATCGATAAAAACTTCGTTCGAATAAAGATCTAATTTGAATGATATTAAATCTGCCATATATGCCCATAATTCTATAAGCATAATACCAAGATCAGACTCAACAAAATCATTGTAATCATTCGGAAAATATTTCTTAACATACTCAATAACTCTTTCTTTAATAGCAAAGAAATCAAATGATGTGTATGAAATATTTTTGAGATCTGGTGTCCCGATTATTTCACCAATATCAAAAGGTTTTGGATTTTTGAATGGATTTTCTGGTCTATTTTGCATGCTTTGTGCCATTTTTTATTCCTAATTTAAAATTGGTTCGTTATAATTTATTCTAAATACTAAATTTTCTATTCCTTCAAGATCATTCTTTAATGAATATACAATCCTAACTATAAAAGAATTAGTATCAACATTATCTCCAGGAACAATCACTCTGCTGTCATGAGGATCTTGTTGTGGATTTTTAGAAGCAAACCGAGAATCTCTTCCGGCATCACCAAACTTCACAGACACTTCGTGTACAACTATTCGAGGTTCCCATCTAGCGATAGCATCAATAATCAACGACCTCATTTCATCGCCAGATAACGAATCTTTTTGTTCAAACATCATTCTTCGTAAACCTGTACCAAAATAAGGAAGCATAACTCTTTCCCCCGGCTCAGTAAGAAGAAGTTGTAAAAGATCCGACTTTATAACTTCATGATTAACAGCTTTATAAAAAAAACCTCTTTTACTTTCTCTGTCTACTGGGAAAGGAAAACCTTTTATTTCAAACAGCTTATCAGACTCATATTCTGCTCTAGTCTGAACAGGATTAAACCAACTATCATACTGTTCTGGTTTATTTAGTTCTTTTTGTTCATAATCTGCTGCCATAATTAACTCTCTTCAAAATATGTTTTTATATCTTCCTCTTTCATCGTGTCAGGAGTTAACCTAATATTAGATGGAACTAATGCTCCAGATAAAATATCTCTTTCAAAAAAATTAACATCATCAGGCGACAACCACACTCTCATATATAACTTACCAGAATTATCATCCCAAAATAATCTACCTTCACTAACTACGTCTTCTTTAGAACTAAGATATTTATGTACCGGAAACGAATATCCGTGTAATTTATTTAATTCGTTTTCACTATATAGCCTTCCGTTCATTTCAACTGGCTGGCAAGGGAAAATTGCTTCAAATTGTATAAACACTTTCATAAATTATTTCCTAACAGTTTTCTCTGATAATTCTACGTAACACTTTAGTTGAAAAATTAAATTTTCTCGATATTTCATATTTGGATATATTATTATCTAGCATTTCCTTTATATTAGGCCATATTTTTCTTTCTCTTTCTATTTGAGATACATGATTTTCGTCTACTTTATCCCATTTTCTATCAAGAACTGGCAAATTTAATTCTATAATTTTTCTTTTCATAAATGCTAAAACGTCGTTGTCATATAAGCTTAGTAATGCCCACCCGTCGTTAGTTATAGATGGCCCTGATGCTTGCTTTTTTAAAATAAAACCAGAGTACCTATATAGAAAATAATAAAAATACTTCAAATTATCAAGCCAAGATAGATGTACTTTTATTCTAAGCCAATTTTTAATTCCTTCTGATTTAGTGTCAAACTCTCCTATAGAACCATCTCCATCTATAAAACCAATTATCATACTTAACAATAAATCTTTATTTTTTATCCATTTTATACCTGGTGGATTATAAGTTTTTCTGCTATTTAAATTAAACTTCTCATTTATTTGAGGAACTATTTCTTTATCAAAACCAGAAAATCTACATTTATCAACTCCCTCTCCAATATAACTGATATATTTACGAAATTTACCAACATGGTCGACGTCAAGCTCACCTAAGCCTAAGTTGATAGAGTATTTAGCAAAATGGCCATCTGCTAATAAAAATCCCATCCAGTAATATGCAATTGGATTCTCTTCGAGAAGAACAGACAGATCTGAAAACTTGCCTGGTTCTTGTTTTTTAAATCCCAGCGAGCAAGCTTTTAGCCTAATAGCTTTCCAACTTCTTCCTGGGATAATTTCAGCAAAATCTTTTTGCGATAAATTCAAATAATTTTCTCTAATAAAATCTTCTTCGTCTTTAGACCATTTGGGTTTTTTATTACTTTTTGTTATTCCCAACTTCCACGCTTGGCATCTAATAGTCTCTTCAGTTCTCCCAGGAAGAAGATTAGATATATACGGGTTCTTTAAATAATCGCGATATATTATATCATTTTCTTGTTTTGTCCATTTTTTCTTTTCCATAGTGATATATATTAGCTATAAGACAGTTTTTTAAAATTTTAAATAAAAATATACTGTTTGTTTTATTACACTTATGTCGCGATTAATTCGCGATAAGCCATTTTGAGGCGTGGGCATTCAAGGGCCCCTCTCCACCATATAACAGTACAGGAGCTACTCCATCTGGTGGTTTTCCTCCTTCCGGAGGAACTCCTCCAAGAATAATGTGTGGACTTACAAGTGATAAGTGTGCCGTGTTTTGCAAAGCATATGTTATGTGAGCTCCATGTCGACAGAATATTACATGATTTTGAAGTTTTACATATTGTACTAAATTTTGTGATAACACGGCATCAATCATATTTCCTTTTTCAGAAACATGAACTTGATTTTCTACAGCGATTAATGTTTCATTATGCTTAGTATATCTCAAATAATTAGACTCAACAGTAGTCAATCTTTCTCCTGCGCAATTTAGGTGAACAAGTTTGTCTCCAATAACCTGATTCATTTTCAAAAAGTTATGAGGATCATTCCATCCAGGAGCATTTGATAATATCAAATATTGCTCTGTAACTTTATTTTGTTTTGATCCGTCTTCGAATAATAAATAATGGCCGAAGCCAGAACTTATTTTTAAGCAAACTCTTTCTCCAAAATCTTTTCCGTCTGACTTAGAGTTCGGAGAATCATATACTCCGTTATCTCTATGCGCTCTTTGTGGAAATTCTCCTTTCATACCTACATACCTATCTTTAACTCTTAGGTATGGCGATTTAACACTACACTTATTATCTTTTAGTTCAATCTTATGTCCAGATGTAGATTGGATTTGTATTTTTCTTTTACTACCAGCTCTTCCAGAACTATCGGTGTGATCAATCATTCCCACAAAATGACCACAAGCAGTACTTAGAAAGATACCGTCTTTTGGCGATCTTTCAAATGCTTTATTTTCATGATGATCAGAAAGAGTAATTCTATGTTCAGTATGACTTTCAAGTCGTACCATTGTTCTCCACAATGGTTCCCCACTTTCTGGCTGTGGAGGAAATGTTGACAACCATTCATTCACTCCACTTGATTTTAAATCTCCTTTTATTTTATCATCAATAATCAATCTTCCTCCGCCAAATGACTGTACTTGTATTCCAGTATGATTTAATTCTAAAGCATGATTATTTGGTGACTTATCAAAAGGCCACAACCCAAAAGAAGCGGCGTCATTTTTAGAATCCCAAAACTGATGTTCATATAATTCTTGTGCAGTTTGATCACTATCGTCTTTCATTATAACAAAACTACTTTTTGAAGATTGAAGAACAAGTCTTTTTCCCCACAACTTATTTTCTCTATCATATGACCCGTCATCAAACTGAAGCATGTGTTTTTCAGGAGTTTTAATTCCATAAATATGAGGAGTGTCTAATGATCTCCATCCTCTCGTATTATATCCTATCCCTAATTTTCCAGATTTTTCCTGATCAAGAACAGTATCAAGTTGAACATTTCTTGTATCATTTGCAGATATCATCTGTCCGCCTTGTTGGACTTGGAGATCTTCTCCATAATATGATTCATTATTCCAAGGTGGAAATAAACTATCTGGTTCTCCGGTTTTTATATCGTTGTTTCTCTTTCCTCCGCCCCATCTTTGAGTTTCTCTATCGGGCGAGAAATTAGACTCGTCATTAGATGAATCAGATTTTTTCGGTAACCACGTTGAACCTATATAAAAAGGAGATTCTCTATGACCAGCTTCAAATAAAAGAAGAACTACAGATCCTTCAGGAGGAATAAAAATTGATCCTACGTCGTCTAAAGCACCAAATGCAGAACATGGTCTTGCCCATGGTAAAGATGTTTCTGTCATATATTTTGCTTCTTTTAGATTATGAACAACGGGACAATAAACCGTTATTCTTCCTATTTTCCATGGATCTCTTGTATCAACACATACTCCAAGATGAATACCATATAATGGAAGAGGAATCCATGCTCTTCCAAAAGATCTCGCTGTAGCTTTAATAGATCTATTGAACGGAGTAAGTGATTTAGGGATACTACCACGTTCTTTCTCAAGGTTATAAAGCTTTTCCTTGAGTTGATCTA